TACTCGCCTGACTTGGATGGTTCGCAACGCAGTCGTTGCTCCCCAGGGTTACCGATACAGTCCACAGATGATGCACAGCGCGACTGGATTCCATGTTTCGGTCTTATCTGACCATCGAGGGTACATGTTCCCTGTACGAATTTAAACTACTCTAAACGATAAGGTGGTTCCTGCTCCTGTTACTATTGCGTAATTCTCTGGATTCACTATAGCTGACGACCTAATAGCTAACCTAAATTTAGTAGATCCATTACTAGGTACATAAGCATTAAACGGGATAGGTAGACTCCAGTTCTGAAGTGATCCACCCGGGGCCGGTTGAATGAACGTTTCGAAGGAGTCCAACTCCACGTCATCAACAACCGGAACAATACGGATGGTCACAGCCTCACTTTGAGTCTGATTAACGTTAAGAACACCAGACATGAACCAATTTGCTTTTGGCAAAACAAAGTTCTCCCCAGAAGTAAGAACACCCGCCCCATTCACCACCTGATTGGTGAACGTGACGGTTGTCAATGCTTCAGGAGGGATCACTTGATCTGACAACTCTGGTTTGACCATAAAGGCGAACGACGATGACACTGGTACACTGGTTTCGGTCTGGGGTGATATTAATTCAACCACATACCGAACCCATAATTGCCCAATGGGGTTGGAGTTAGCGCAACTAATGGATGCGAATGTGAAGCTCGCCGCGTCATACAATGACAAATCTGATGCCACAGGTCCTTCACGTACATACTTAGTTTGGACCCCATCAAACATTCGCTTAGGGGAGAGCGACAATGTCATTGCATTGTAAACTCGCCCGTTCTGCTGGGTTTCATAGGTGCTAAGTGCTTGCAACGTGGAGGGAGGGGGATCATTTGGGTCATAATCAGCCGCGAGGTACACACTACCGGGGGTTGTGGTATTGGCTTCGGCCGGGACATACATAATCTCAAACTTCCTGAGTTTGTACTTCTCCCAGCCGGTGGCCCTACTGCTAAGCCACGTGTAAAACCCAAGTCCTGGATTAACCTGGTATTTCGTGGTGACAAAAGAAACAGATCCTGAGACAGTGGCAATCTGCTCATGACCATCTATAATCGTGGAGTTAGTATTAGTTCTAATAATAGGGGTCCTACTACGGACATGAACCTGCCGTGCTGACGGCGTGTCAGTGTACGTAAGTAGGGATGCATTTCTTCCACTCTTTTTAGTTGTTTTCTTGTTCTGCACCATTGCCATTTCTGGTGCAAGGACCATCTGCATTTTCGGTGCCATTACAATCCTAAGGTAACAATCTTGGTGGTGAATATTAAGCTGACGGTGTAATGTTCTATTGGTGCTACTTAATTAAGAGCTAATATATGGTAGTATTGTTGTCTAGTTGATGTTGATATTTCATCAGAGACCCCCAGGCAACAGAGGTTCCGCTAAGTGATTCCAACTACCTACTGGTATATCACTAACCTCGAATCTATGTTTAACAAACTCGGCCTCTAGAGCTAATTGTTCATCTGGTGTGATCCCAAACGCGAAAAAGAAGGAACACCTGGCCTCATCAGAGATGGGAATGCCCTGGTAAGATAAGCCCGCGCTTAATCTTCTAAACCCAGTCCCATCCATGTGTTCATCCACGGCGTTCTTCTTAACCGACGATACCCCCCTGAAACATTCGTAAAATCTAGGCCATACGGGCACTCCATCAGTCAACGCTAAGCCACCTTCCCTGACTGCGTGAAGCCAGGTATTACGATGCTTTTCGTTTGTGATGTCACAATTGGCCGTTAAATCCTTGGCCATTGCCCGTATGGGGTCCCTAACCATAGTCCACCCTCTATCTGTATATACCGGATGTGTCTGACAAAACTCCACTGCTTCTAAGTGATAAACTGGCTCCTCAACCTTCATCGTGAACCCCATGTCCAAAAACCAGGATGGCAGAGCATCAATCTTGGAAAGATTTTTCCTTTCCAACACTATCACGCTATCATCCCCATTGTTGGCCACCCAGAAATTCCGCGGACTAAGACCCTGTTCACACAAGTAGCAATAAATCATGGCACACATCAATATGATATTCCCACTACTAGTGTTCATATCACCCGACATACGTCTACCTAGACAAGTATATTTAATTCTACCCCCCTGTACCCTAGCTGTGCCCGTGTTAGTTATCTGCATGGCCAATATTCGTTTCAGGATTTTCCTATGGGCTTTAGGAACAAACTTCAACCATTGACTATGTTCCCACTTAAGGGCTAGATCACTCACGTGTTGATCAAATCTACTAGCATCCATACCTATAGCTACGGGGTCTAAAAATTTACTCCACTGTTCCTTGAAGATTTCCCCTGTCTTACAACAGTTGTGACCCTTCATAACAGTGGGTTTTCCAAATATCTTATCTATCCATTTAAACAAACGTTTCTCCTGGTGGGATATATATTTACCTAAGGATACATTAAACCTAGGGGTTCGCGGTTGTATAACCCTAGGGGCAGGATCCGGCTTGGCGGTTAAATCGAGCTTTTCCGCTTTCACGAATGTGTTAAGGTCACTATCTCGCTCGGTCAGTCGCGAAACTTTCAAACTTGCTGCAGCAGCCTCATATACGAGTCTCTTGCGTCCTTGATACCTTTGACAAAATTCATCATCGGTCAAAGGACGGAGGGGGACAGGTCTTAAGCTGTTAGCAAATTTGGATAGCTTATCCTTAAAACATCCAGGGTCTCGTGGATAGGGTGGTGGGACAAGGATGCCATTCCTTTCCACCCGGAATACCCTTTCCACAAGCCCTCGGTGCACG